ACGGGCTTCATCACCTTTGTCTGCCACTGAAGACTTCCAGCGGAACTTACGCAGTAATCCCTTACACGCTACAGCGACACGTTGCTCTGCGTCAGACAGTGCTTCTATGTCTTGCTTCTCGTTACGGTCAGAAGTGTTAATTGTGCCGTTAGTAGCGTAAACATCATCAAAACGATAAGTCGCAGTTCCTAAATCCATGGCATCGTCAGTTAAAGTTCCTGCACTAAGCGGTGCGGCAGTATTTGTGCCAAAATATAAACCGCCATGACTAGCGGCAGAGCCGCCAATGTATAAGTTGTCTCCGCTATCTACACCAATACTACCGACTGTTGTGCCGTCTTTATTAAACCTTACAATTTCACCGTCAGTACTAAGACGATTAAACACAGCAGTAACATTAGATGTTCTTGCGGCGGCTACTGTACCTGATGGATTTAACTGTACACCGTCGTTTCCTGTGCCGTCAGATAAGTTAGTTGTTGTAGTAGCCCCAACCAACAAGTTGCCAGAAGCATCTAGCCTTGCTCTTTCAGCACCTGCGGTTTCAAAGCTAATTTGAGTGCCATTTGTAACTTGCATCAAAGAAGTACCGCTTTGCATGCGTACAGTGTTACCAGCGCCTTGAATATCTAAACGACCACCGTTTGTTTGAATACTACCGACTTCGGAACCGCCTTTATTAAACTCAATAAGCGTACCGTCACTCGTGTTTCTGTTGACAGACACAACTCTAAAGCCATCACGAGAGAATGCGGCAGAGCCAGTAGAAGTTAATGCAATACCTGTATTGGTATCTCCGTCGCCGGGAAACGTATCAGTAGTGCCAACCAACACGTTGCCGCTTTGGTCAATTCTGACCCGTTCTGTTCCGTCAGTTTTAAAAATATGACGACCAAATCCTGCGGCTATTGTGTCGTAAGTTGTTGTATCTCCCGCAGTGCCTGTCGTTGTAGATGTAATTTTTAAACCACGGCTAGCATTGTTAGGATGGATTAAAACAGCCCCACTAGAGTCAAGGCGCATGCGTTCGCCACCTGACGTAGAAAACGCAATAGTGTTACCAGCAGGAGCAAACAACCCTGAGTTAGTATCATTCATTTGCACTGACGGCGATGTTGCAGAACCTGCACCTACATAAATATCTCCTGTAGTAGCAGTGCCTGACAGGTGAAGGTCTTTGAAGCGATAAGCAGATGAGGCTAAGTTTATTGTGTTATCTACTCGTGTTCCTGTTTCATCTACAGGCTCAATTGTATTGGTAGTACCTGTTAACCCAGCTCCGTCAGTTCTTGGGTCAAGAATAATGTTAGTAACAAGACCAGCACGAGATTGGATACTACCGACTGTGGTGCCGTCTTTGCGGAATTGAACAATGTCACCGTCTGATGTTGTCCTGTTAAAAATACCAACAGTCGCACCTGATTTTGCGGCGGCAACTAATCCGTTTTCCCAAATTGCCGTGCCTCCACCTGATGTGAAATTATAGGTTGCAGAATTAGTAGTCCCAACCAACAAGGTGCCAGAAGCATCTAGGCGCATGGACTCAGAGCCGCCAGTAGTAAATAACAGCGGAGGATATGCACCAGTTCTTGCGTCAGCTTTAAGATTTACTGAACCTCCAGCCGCATTACAGTCAATATCAAAATACGTTCCTGCGGCTCCGTCATACATAAACGTAGCAAGGCTTGCACTTGCGTTTCCGCTTACAGTTAACTTACTTGTAACGTCAGTAGTAGCATCACCTATTTTGACATTCCCGCTTGAGTCGATGCGCATGCGTTCGGTATCAGAGCCGTTATGCGGACGTGTAAAGAAACTTAAACGCCCACCAAAGTTGCCGTCGGTAGTGTTTTCTTTACCCCCACCAATAGAAGCCATGTCGGTAACATTATTAGATGAATCGTACCTTCCAGAAAAAACAATGCCTGAAAGTTCGCCTGAGTTATAGCCAGACTCGTTCCGCAAATCCATTGTAAATCTGTCAGTATCACTGAAAACATTTAAGCGTCTTGAGCCAGTAGTATTTCCTAATTGCAAGTTGCCCGCTGAGTCGATACGCATGCGTTCTGTGCTGTTAGTATAAATATACAAAAAATCAGACGAATGATTATACCCTAGACTACCTGCGTATGTTTGTGCGCCTGATGTGCCATCAGCAAAATAAATATTACCCTCAACCGCAGAGTAAATAGACATTCCTTGAAAGTTAGCACCACTACCTACTACAAGTTTATTACCACCTCCATTAAAAGAGCTAGGCGACGAGGTGCCAATACCGACATTCCCACTAGAGTCAATGCGCATGCTCTCAGAGCCGTTATTTGCAAACGCAATCGTTCCCTGTGTGCTTGGGTTAAACATCCCAGTATCTAAGTCACCGTTAAATGAGTAACCGGGATTTCCTACAACGCGACCTGAGTTTGTAAACTGAATGGTAGGCTCAAAGGTATTACCAACGCCGACGCTTAAATTTCCTGTTGAGTTGATAGTTGCTTTAACAGAAGCGGCAGTCCAAAACTCTAAGTTATCGCCGTTATGTTCGTATCGTATTCGACCTTGATTTCTGCTGTCGTCGTCACCAAACCAAACTTCTCCAGTTGCCGCATTATCTGACATGAACTGAAGAATATTTCCGTTAGCGCTATTTTCTTCGAGCGTTAAAGTCGTTCCTCCGTATGGAGTCCAACTGTGAGTAACGGTACTTTTTAAAATATGAAGAGGTGTATCTGGACTACTAACACCAATACCGACGTTGCCGCCAGAGGTGATGCGCATGCGTTCTGTAGAGGCAGTAGAGAATGCAACTTCATTACTTGTCGGTTTAAACATTCCTGCTCCACCGTCAATGGTGAAGTTAGGATTTGCCGCTGTGCCTGTGTTAGCTCTTATCCAGCCAGTGTTGAATTGGTTTCCGCCGTTTACGTGCAGAAGATAAGACGGACTGCTAGTACCAATACCGACGTTGCCGCCATCATCAAGAACAAGTCTGTTTCCGCCATTTACCCTAAATATCATGGGATAAGCGCCGTCACTTCTTAATGTAGTTGCGTATGCTTCTCCTGTTCCGAACCAAGAGCCAGCACTGTTTTCTCTACCAAAAAACGCTGAGCCGCCTGTGTTTAAAACTTTAAGTTGTACTTGATTTGTTCCAGTAGAGCTTTCAAGATTTATAGCACCAAACGAATCAGAAATATCCAATGTAGATGATGGGCTAGTAGTACCAATACCCAAAGACTCCGCAGAGGCATCCCAGAACAACTTCGCAGTCGTGCCAGTGTCTTCGTAGAAGCTAATGTCTCCTGTTTGGCCTTCAATTTTTACAGTAGGACGCCATGTAGCACCTGTATAGTAATCAAGATAGTAAGCATTACTTGTGTCTACTCTATGTGCAAAATCTCCACCAGTTCCTATTAAATCCAGCGTTAAAAAACCAGAGCCAGCAGTGTTGCTTCTTGTTACATCTATTTCAGCCGCATCAGCAGTCACAGTACCCGTAACGTCTATGCCTGTAGAGGTAGTGGCTAGTTTGGTGGCGTTGTTGTGGTAAAGAGTAACTGCGCCGTCTACATCAAACGTAGCCATTAATTCTGATGTGCCTTTGTCGATGCTTACGCCAGTGCCGTCACTTGTAATATGTAACTTACCAGTGCCTACATCTTGAACGTAACTGTTGTTTGCGTTGTGGTAAATCTGTAGGTCTGAGCCAGCACCGAAGATAGCCTTGTCGTTGTCACCAAAAGCAATGTCTGTACCGCCAGTGGTGTTACCGTTAGCAAGAACCTCAGAGAGTGTGTCTGCTGTAGCAACCTGAGAATCAACATACGCCTTGATCGACTGTTGAGTAGCCAACGCAGTAGCACTGTTGCCAGACATATCGTCTTGGTCAAGAATATCTGTGACGGTGACTGAGCCTGTGCCAGACAGACCGTCAAACTCTACGTTACCGTTAACAGTAACAGCGGCAAAGGTTGGTGAGTCAGTAGTAGCAACGCCTTGGTTTAAAGCCTTGACTGAGGCAATGCTGGTTAACTCTGAGTCCATCAACGCACCAGCGGCTGTAACGTTAGCTGTATCTGTTACGTCTGCATTGGTTTCTACTGTGTCTAGCTTAGTGCCGTCAGTAGCTACATCACGTCCGTCTACAGTACCGCCTACAGTAATGTTGCCTGTAGCAGAAACAGTAGTAGCAGAGACAGCGGCAGGAGTAGCACCACCAATGACAGTACCGTCAATAGTACCGCCGTCGATGTCAGGAGTGTTTACGTCAGGAGACGTAAGCGTCTTATTAGTCAGCGTCTGAGTGCCAGTCAGTGTGGCAACGGTAGAGTCAATGGCAAAAGTAACAGCATTACCTGAGCCAGACGTATCAACACCAGTGCCACCTGTGAAAGTCAGTGTTTCAGAGTCCAAGTCAATACTAAGCGCACCACCAGTGTCAGCTTGGAAGTCTAGGTCTTGTGCAGTGACTTGTGAGTCAACATACGCTTTTACGGACTGCTGTGTAGGAACCAGAGTTGCGCTGTTAGATGCCATGTTGTCTTCATCAACAAATGCAGTAACGCCAATGGTTCCGTCAGAAATAGTTTCAAAGGTCAGGGTTCCGGTAAACGTAGGCCCTGCTGTGTCAGCTTTGGTTGCAATAGCAGTGGAGATTGCATCAAACTCTGTTTCAAATTCAGCGCCACGGATGATCTTTCCTGAGTCGCCTGTAGGTAACGAGTCCTTAGCTTCAAAGTCTGTAGTCTTAGTGTAGTTCGACATCGGAAAGTCCTATTGCAGAGAAGAAGGAGGAGAAAGGAAAAGGGGCCATTGCTGACCCCCTAGTGGACTTACTCGTCGCAAACTGCGAGGATGAATCCAGCTTCTGGACGGTATACTTCTACGCCGTACAGAGTGTCCGAAGTGAACAGTGTTGACAGGTATTCCTGCTTGTACTGTGTCTGTGACCGGACAGCCATTTGCTCTGCCATAACGAGAGCGTCAGAGTGGAAGAACAAGCAACCACGAGTGTCATCAGAAGAAGCACTGTTTTGACCTGATGCTTCTACAACTGGAGCGTTGCTTGAAACGTAGATGTCTACACCGTAGAGGTTACCGATAAGGCCAGACTCTACACTACGTCCACCAACAAAGTCAGAAGACACGTATCGGTCGATACCCATCAGAGACTTACGTACTGCAGGCGGTACTACAAGTACACGGTTTTCCATAGGAACGTCAGCGTCGTCCATCAGCTTGATAGCTTCACGGAAACCAAGGTCAGTGAAGTTGTCGCCTGAAGTTACAGTGTCAGCAGCGTAAGCAGCAAGGCCAGCAGCGGCATTGAAGTAATAGCTGTTGCTGTTAACCCAGTTAGCACCAGTGTTAGCTGGAGTCTGAGTACGAGTGCCGTTACCAAAGCCAGTAGCAGCGTTGATAAGATCAGTGTCTACCTTAAGAGCAAGCTGGTAGCCAGCATCTTCAGTGTAGAACTGACGTAGGCTGTTAAGAGCCTGTACTTCTACGATGTCTTCGATCAGACGTGAGTACTCGAAATGACGGTCAACAGTGACAGTCAACTCTGACTCAAGGTTCGCTTGAATTGTTACCGCAGTTGATTCCGCCTTAGCAGAAGCTGAACCACGAGTAGGCTTAGGGATGTGGATTACATCGCCTTTCTTGCCAGACATTTGAATGCGCTTGACAAGAGGAGCCATCTTGAGGTTCTTTTGGTATGCAGCAATAATCTCGTCACTCCAAATTTCTGGAATGAAAGTATTTGCTGCTGTTTTGTCTACCACAGCATTTGCTGTGAAGTAAGTTCCGGAAGTTTCGTTAGCCATGATTAATCTCCTTTAGATTACTTGACCCGACCCTCCGCGTATGCTGTCAGTATCTCGTCTGACAATGCTTGGTAACGCTCAGGGTCTGTTTTCATTAGTTTAATAATGTCGGACCTGCGATATACCTTCTTACGTGAACCCTCACCAGTGCCTCGTGCGTTGCCTGTATTAGCTGCCTTGAGTGTCTGCTTACGTGCCTGTTTTTCAACTTGGGCAGTTTGCTGTGCAACTGTTTTACGTTCTTTCCAGAGTGTAAACAATTCATCAGCAGAGTCAGCGTCGTACTGTTGGTCAGCTGCTACAAACAACTGAGTCCTAATCTTAGATGCCTTGATCCATTCTGCAAACTTAGGATCGCTAAGGATG